AATAATGTTTTCAACATCAACCGAGCTTTGAGCAATCAATTGCTTGGAGATGTTAACATGCATTGCAAGACGCTTGGGCGACAAGGTTACCTGGTCGAAGGTCGGAACGGCTTCTGTCACCGCACCTTGTTCGGCCAACCAATACGCAGTCGCACCACCGGCCAAGCGAGGAATCGCTATATTCCCAACAAGGCCATCCATGACCGTGGCTCCAGCCTGAAGTGCTACCGCTTCGTTACGGAGCAAATCAATAAAACCAGAGAGGTCAGTAGATACAGTATTACCACCGTAACCAAGACCACTACCGGAAGTAGCAGCCGTGACATCGCGCTTGGCAAACGCAGAGGTCGGAATACAAAGCCCCGCCGTGGCGCGGCCTTGGGCCTTCTGTGCCGTCTGCGAAACCTCTGCCTCGTAGCCTGTCCATTTACCGTTGTCAATGAAGTTGCGAACGGCTCGCGAGATAGAAAAATTCTCACGGTCTTTCTTATCCTCCAAGACAACCGACTGTTGTACTGGCTCGACCTTACGCTTGTTCTCCAAAATCCACCGGCTAAATTCACCAGAGGTTTTGCCATCGTTGACGAATGCAGAAGCATCCTCAATGCAATCATACTGTGCGCCGAGCATCAGTATATCCTTGGAACGCTTAACAGATTCAGCGGTGCGTTTTTCAACTTCAGCGCCAATGTCTATTTTTGGTTCCTCGTTTTTAATTTCTGTATTTTCAGACATAGTATTTAATTCCTTTCGTTGCGTTGTAGATTCGATTGAACGGCCAACGCCTGACCCTTTCCAATCCGCAGCGATTGAGGCAACGCTGATTTCTAAAGGCTCCCACAATGTAGCGAGTACAGTTTCCACACCGTCACGCTGTTCGAGTTTGCTCTTTAGAATATAGTAACCAACAGAAATCCCTTTCCGTATTCCGCTCACTACATCCTCAAAAATTTCCTGCGCCCTTTGGCTTGTGCCAAACCTAACCCAAGCGCGGCCGGTCTTATCACCATCTATTCGCGCCGACTCGACAACTCCCACTTGGTCATCGGCGTTGTGGTTTACCAAAAGAGGTGCGCTATTATTTAGCCTTTCAAGTTTAACGCTTGTAGGAGCATGGTCTAGCACCTCCATGCCGTAACCTCTTTCAACTGGGAACTCGCTACTAAAGGCAAGCTCTATTGTCCGTTCATCCTTGTTAACCTCGGTGGCTTCAAATTCTATTTCACGCCGAATGATTTCCTTGCTAGACCTGTCACCATCCTCGTATGCGTTTTTGGGCGGGTAGTGTGGCCCTTCATTGTCTGGAGTGGGTTGCAACATCGGCGGTGGAGGTGCTTTCTCCAAAGTAATAGTCATGGTGCTTTCATCTTCTGAAACACCCACCACATGTCTGGTTTCTACATCACTCGTCATCTGCGGGGATAGTGGCGGGTTTCTTTTCTGTTTCAAATTTCTTGGGAGAGAAGCCCTTTATTGCCGTAAGCATCTTCAAAACCGTTGCCTCGTCTAGGCCCAATGATATAAGCAGTTCCTTCCCTGCAGCGGCCGGCATTAAGCCAGATGTTATTTGTTCTATCACCGAGAGTGCCGCCTGTATCTGCGCCCCATTCAACCCCGCAGTTGGCTCTACAGATAAGTTCTCCGGTTTATCCCCTGACTTCTTTTGCTGTTGGTTGGCAGTGGGTTTGCCCGGCTGCTTATTTTCTGCCGTTTCATCTTCATCGTCATCTACAATCGGGCCTTCTACGGTTTCAAAGACTAACCCTTTGTCTTCTGCCAATTGTTTGTCGGCTGCGATTGTGGAGTAAATATCTTCTATGTCGCCGCCTGTAGCGTTAATGATATTGCGCTTGGCCTGTAGACCGTTGTTCATTGCCAGAACATTGGCTTGTATATCCTTGAGTGGGTCAATCCAAGGCCAACGCCTCGGGCACCACTTCGGCTTGTTCATCTTGTCAAACCGGTTAATGCCAAACGTAAAGCTACCGTTTAACATCATGGTTTCCAGCCACGCTTCAAACACCGGCTGAACAAAGGAATCAATGAACCAATTCTGCACCGTCTTGTAATGCTCCCGCTCATCAAACAGGCCGGCACGAATACTACTGTAGTTCACTCCCTCCAAATCGTTGGCGAGCATGTTGTAGCTCACATTCAATCCAGCGGAAATTCCACGCAGGGTTGACTTAACAAAATCCTTGTATGCGGTTGTGGGATGTGACGGAGACCATTCTTGGAAAGTCATCCCAGTTGGAAGTTCTTCAATAGACCCTGGCTCCGCTTCCATGATGAGGTTGTAATCTGTATCTTCCTCGCCGGTGTAATGTTCGGCGTTTGCATCCTTAATTAAAAATCCCATCTTGCTGGCGCTTACACGGCTCGCCACTAATTCGCTTTCCTCATACCCTGCCAACATTTGTAACCGTGTCATGGCACTTACCATCCAAGGTGTGCCTCTGGTCTGGCTGATGCGTTCGGGGTTGTATAAATGAATTACATCGTCAGCGGGTATAGCTATACGCTTTCTGTATGTGTCATTTGTTTCACCAGGATGACTTGTAAGTACGTGATACGAAACTGGTTTGCCGAGGCTGGTTAATTCTACGCCCATACGAATTTGTCCGCCGCCCTCCATTTTATAATTATTGTGATGCAGATCTAATCTGTCTGCCTCTATTAACTGAACGGCGAACCCTTGTTCGTTACTATATCCCCGCAGCAGATGTAACATTACATCGCCGTCTCGGGCAGTTGAGCGTAAAGCCAGTTTACAAGTATCAAGCCAACTATGCTGGCCGGTTGGTGTTGTGTACTTCCTGTTACACCATTTTTGCCAAGCCTGTTCTATTTCTCGGTTGGCCCTTTCATCATACTGCAGCGGCGCATCCTCAACCTTCATTTGCAATATAATACCGGCCGACCCGATAACATTTGACTCAAGACCGTTAAGGTAGCGCCTTACATAATCGTTGTTCCTTTCAAGCTCACGGCATCTGTTCCGCAACTTCTGTAAGTCGCGCCTTATTTCCTCATCACCTGTAGTGGTGGGGTTAAGCCAGTCACCAGTTAAGCGACTTGATATGGCACCCGAATAACCTCTGGTCTTCTTAATCTTTCCATAACCGTACCGCTTTAAAACTTTTTGAACTAGACTCATCTTAATAAATTGAATACTCTGGATTGCTGGTTACTTTGTTTGGGTAATTAAACCGCGCCTTGATTAATCTACCGCTGCCGTGCTTGTTAGCCAGACGGCGTTTGCGTTCTTCCTTGTCTAGCTTTTCCTCGTAGTTATGCAATATGTTCACCAACTCATTAACCGGAATCTTGCTTATGCTTCTGCCGCCAATGGAATAGTTTTCAATATCAGCATCCACTCGGCCCTCAAGCACCGATTGGATTTTGCTAATCATCAACTTGGCATGTGTGCGAAGGTCGGTTGTGGCGCTGGTGGCCAAGGTGTTTAGGTTGCGGTTAATTACAATCCTACCGTTATCAACCACAAACCGTTCGCTGCCCTTGGTCACATAGGCTTGCCACTCGTATTCGCCGGTTGTGTAGCTTGCTGAAGCTGAAGCGGCCACGGTTATCTCCCAGCCGCTGTTCCCGCTGTTTGCCGCACCGGTAATGTTAAACCCTGTTCCTGTATTGCTACGGAAGCTATAAGTTAAAGCCCAACTATCTGCCGGTGTGTAATTATCTAAAGTCTTATCCCATCTGAACGTGTCTCCTGCGTACACCTCATAGGGTTCTATTTTTGGAACCGTTGCCGCCATCGCCACGAAACTAATTTAAATCAGTCCTGTTTCAACCGCGCCACTTCTTTACAAAGCCACCACCGCCGCTAAACCGCTTCGTATTCGCTCGGAACTGGCTGCCTGCGGCCTTTTCTGGTTTAGCTGGCGTGGTTATGGGGTCGGCTTTTGTTTCGGCTTTAGACGCTATTTTTTTGAAGTTGGGGTTTAGGATTATCATTGCAGCCATTCCGTAGATTCTAACATCAAGCGCCTCGTTTCGTGTGCCCTCCTTTAAAACCCACTTCCTCGACCGTTGCCCTGCTTTCATTCTGACAACGCATTTCTCTGCGGTTAACTGGCTAAAGTAATCTTCATGGTAGCCGCTGGTGAATGGCCAATGACAGTAGCCAAAACCCTCGTCCTCTATTCGCAGCCGCCCATACACCACATCCTTGGCGGTGTCTGTTCCTATGCTGAAAAGCCTAACGCCTCTGACGCTTGACTTGCTTGGCCTCGAAACAAGTGGCTTACCGAAACCGCCCAACCCTTTAATCGCATACACTCCCCTTGGTTGCCTTGGCTTTACAAAGTCATACACATCCTTCGTTAGATAACCCGAATCAATGCAGCAAGCCGCAACCGCCAAGCTCCTGCCGTCATCGGTTGTGTATCGTTCCATCAGCCACTTATCCAAGTGCTTCCATATCTCTGGCTGTGACGGGTCGCCGTATATTATCTTATACTCTATTCCCCAACACTCCTCATCAACGCCCCAGCCTACCAGTTCGGCCTCGATGCGGTCTGCCTGTACATCGGCACCGGCTGTAAGAACCAGAACACCGTTAGGCAATTCGCCCTTGTATGCTTCGCGTCTGCTTTCCAGATAATGACCGTCAATGGTTGTTTCCAGTTCCTCCCAGGCTTCTGCCAGGAATGTATTTATAAATGTCTTTAATCCTTCCGGCCCTCTTTTCTTCGCATCCAAGAACCCTGTCGCCGCTTGGTGTAATCGGTTGTTAAATCCTTTCTTGGCAGGGAACAAACTATTCAAACCGTTAAGCCTGTAACCCCGCTTGCCCTTGAACTCTGCGGTAGGTCGCCACTCGCCGGCCGAAACCATTTTAACTCTATCAGCATCATCTAGTTTAGCCTTACAATGTTCACAAACCAGATGCGCCGTTTCGGGTTTGTCTTTCTCCCATATTACATTTCTCCACAATAGTATTTGAAATTTGTTACACTTGATACAAGGCACAAACCATTCCCGCATGTCGGTGTTGTTGTATTCTGTTTCTATCTTGCTTAAATCTTTTATAGTTGGTGTGCTTGTCTTAATGATAACCGCATTGGGAAATGTATCGGTGCGGCGCTCTGCCAAACTAATCGGGTCGCCCTCCGAGCCAGCGCTTAACGGGTAGCGGTCAACCTCGTCACAAAGCAGAACCCGTATGGGCCGAGCAGCCAACCCCGCCGGTGAGTTGGCTCCAGCCATTGTAATGTGACCGCCGAGAAACCGCTTGTGCAGTAATGTGTTCCCGCTATCCCTAGACTTACTTGGGCTGACCGCTTTATTTAATTGCGGTGTATCCCTTATCATCGGGGCAAGCCTATCCTTGCTCCATGTGTCTGCCATTTCCAAGGTGGGCTGTATGCAAAGAATAGGGGAGGGGTCTTGGCATATAAAGTATGCGACAATGTTATTTATACATTCCGTCTTGCCGGTCTGGCTTGCCCACATAAGAGATATGCTTTGCACCTTGGAATCCTTAACACTATCCATCGGCTCGCGTTGATACGGAGCCAGCGCCAAGCGGAACATGCCAGCGCGGGCGCTTGACTCGCTTGACAGGATTCTATGTCGCTCGGCCCACTCGCTAACCGTCAACCTCGGTGGCGGGAGCCAGACTCGGAAGTTGTAATTCAAGCTCGTTATCGTCGGGCCGAACTGCAAATTCAATTTTCTGTAATCGTGCAAGCTCATATAGTACCTCGTCGGTGGCCTGTTCGTCTAGTGGCGATTGTAATATCTTGGAACGACAAGCGGTGAATATATCTTGCATGTAACGGTCGACCAATGCCTTTGGCAACCAGTTGCCTCTTATTATATCCAGTTCCGCTTCTATCTTTAAACATTGGGCCAGTAACCTTCTTCTTTTTAAATCGCCCTCACCTTCTTCTTCCGCTCCCTTTAAATCGTGTTCCTTTATAAACAGCAGCCACTCGCTTATGTCATGGTTTCCGTTTGGCTTTGGCTTTGGCGCTCCCTCTTGTCTGGCCCACTTGACTACACTTGACCGGCTTACATTTAAAATTCTTGCAAGCTCAACATGGTTATTGGCCATACCGTTGGCCGGTATATTACTCTT